CTGTTTACCAGGTAACCCCCAACCGCCTAAAGAACGTGGGTAGAACAAAGGAATCCCACTCTTCTCCATTCTACTGATTACACGCCTATGAATTTTCATGGCAACGTGTATAACAGCAGCTTTTCTCCAAGGCTCACTTGACATGTTCCACTCTTTTGTGAGACATGGGCCGAGGGTTAAGAATGCTGGGGCATCTTCTTGCCCTTTACTAGGTCTAACCATACCTGCTCTAGCGAAAGCTTTGGCAAGTACGATTGCACTTAGTAAAGGCCGTTGGATGTAGTGGATTTTCATGTACTTTTGTCGTCGAATTGATGGCTTATAGTATTCATTATTATTGAATTTCAATTTAATGTATGCCCATAAGTTAACTTCACCAGGTTTAGAATCTGTCTCAGGAGGCTGAGGCAATTCTTCACCTATGTGCTTTCGCACAGTGAAGGCCTTTTCGATGAATACGCCACCAAGTTTACTTCGGTATTCCTTGTTGACGTTTCGTTTTAAACCAATGAGCTTTAAAACGTCAAAGTACGTTTCTGAAAATTCACTTGTCCACGCGGCAATAAGATCGTCCCCGCATATGGCGACGAAATTCTTTGTTCTGTTACCACTGATAAGTGTCAAATTCTTCCGAATTGCCTTATCGGCGCAGAATTCTTGCGCAAGTGCTAGGATTGGCCACGTTGCTGACACTCCCATGAGTGCCCCCATCGTGGTTACCTGCCCTGTCTCAATATTTTCTTGTGGACCTAAACATCTAAGGCCTACATCGTAATATAAGTCAGGAAAGCTTGCACCTAATGCATCCCAGATTCCATCCCATATGGCCTTAGAAACGTCATGTGGTATGAAATCTGATGCTGCAGTTAGGTCTGCGGAAAGGATTTCAAAGTCCTTCCGTATCCCGAATTCTGCCGTCCCTAAACGTAATTGTTTAGGGATCCCTTCGCCCCCAGTTAGGGCGTAGGAGTGGTATCTAGAAAGTTTGAGGAGTTTCAGTAGCGGTCCATTTATTCTTTGGCTCAGTACAACTGTACTGGCTTCGGATATTGACGCTACGCGCATTTTCATTCCCCTTTCTGGCAAGGCTAAACTTTTAAAGTACGGATTTCGATCTTTACTTTTCAGATAGTCTTGTTCAGCAAGGGCAAGGATTACTTTATCCATTGAAAATATGCGAGTATATAGACTCAAATTGGGGTTAATTCCTTGGACGGGTTCATTCGCATCAGTTACAAAAGTAGCTGTGTGACTTAACTCGACCGCTTGATTCGTCATAGACTCAGTATTACCTGCTTCTAAGACGGCGATAGTTTTCCTTTGTGAATTAACACCTCTTTGACTTGAGCGAACATCTTGATGTACGTCCAAATTGCTAATGAGTTCATTAATAGGGTCGGTAGGCCCTGTTCGAATCTCTGTTTTCCCGTTAACGGGATTAACTGACAGAGGTCCGAGCAGAGTCTTATCCTTGATTAATTCAAGGTCGCTCCGATTAAGTGCCCATTGGCCTTTCGACGTAAGTGCTCGCTGTCTATAATACTCATACGCTCCTCCTTTCTTTCTAGAA